CGACTTCGTCAATAACATCAAAAAGACAGCGTTAAATCCAAATGTGGAGATGAAAGGTAAAGTGTACATAACCCCTGAGATAGTCATTCTAACATCGAATTTAGACTTTTCTCTAGGAGGTGCCATAAACCAATATATCCCAGCAGCAGAGGCAATCTTTCGTAGGATGAATTTTATAATCCGCGTTAATGACTACTCTACTGTGTCGTACTTGTCCCCAGTGGACGAGCCGGAAGAGGAACGAGGTTTGTACATGACCCGCAGGCAAACTCGAACAGTAGCTAAAGTGGGCGAACAGCCTATTAAGCACACTCGAGCAGCTCTCTTGGAGAACCTTAAAAAGGAATTCCGTGAGCACCGAGCCGCACAGACAAAATTTGTCAACCATTTCAATTCCTACTTCGACGATTATAAGTCATCGGATCTTGGCCTAAAAGCCGAGTCTATGCATACGCCGGATGTTGGAGTTGAGGGGGTGGATTCATCCATCTCCACGACACGTCCTTCGCTTGATGAAGCCATGATAGATTTCTACTTAGATAGAGTTGACTGGGTTAAGTACCTGGCAGAGCATTATTATGCACTCAGCCGGAACACCCTGAATTACACTCTTCTGAATGACGGGACTGTTAGACCGTGTTTAGCGAGTCTTGAACAGCATTCCCTGAACGTAGACCTCTTCAATGTGGCATACCAAAGGAAGTTCAACGTGTCGGACGACCAAATGTTTGAAGCCCAGGAGCTTCCGGACAATTTACGCGCAGAGGGTTACCTCAGTTGCGAGATGTTCGGCGGCATCTGCGAACGGATGTCCCTCGGTTACAAGCACCTGTTGGAAGACAGAAGTTGTGCTGACCAGCTTTTACCTAAACCTTTTTGTTCCATCTTTGAGTACGACAAGAAAGACACTGTAATATTGCTGTCCTATGTGACTGCATATTGTGCTTTCGCTTGTTACCTCAAAGATTGGGACCCAAGTCATGTATTAGCTGATTCAGCGTTCAAGTCTGCGTCGCCTTTAAAATTGCCGAAGGCACGTAAATCGCAGATTTCGACATTGGTCCGGAAGCTATTGACCACTTTCAAGAAGTATCAACCTGAGATTTTTATCAACAAGGTTCGATTACCAACTTGGAGTGAGCACAAGCCTCCACCAGCCCTTATTAGCGGTTCCCTTTCAGAGGGTTCACTTGATGGGCAGACCGATACAACCGATGAAGTCACAGTCACATCCGAGGTTACGTCAGTCTCCAAGACTACCCCCCTCGAACGGTGTGAACTATCCAGCGG